TAAAAGAAAAGCGCCCGCAGCTATTCACTGCGGGCGCTTTTTTACGTCAGAAATATCAATGTCTTGTTATATACAGAGCATTTATATGGTTGTTTTAATTAAATTTTATAATCCACCCCAATACTTATACCGTCAGGCATACCGTTTCGAGATGAAGTTAACCAGGCTTTGCAGTTGAACGACAGGAATCAATAGCGGCATTCAATTCTTTCTCGTACCCGATACGCTGGTGGCGCTCAGCACGCAAAGCCCGCATCTGTTTATCGATGGAAGAACCGATCGGTAACCGGTCAACTGCGAAGGCTGGCGCTTCGATTGCACCAGGATCACATGGTACCTGCACCGGCACTTTCACTTCAACATAAACAGGGTCAGGAACAGCAGCGCGTCCGGCACAACCGGTCAGTACGAAAACCAGAATTATCATTAGCCATTTCATTTCGCACGCTCCCGCGCCAGCTCAGCATCGAACGCAGATGATGCAGCGGCGCAAACGTCAGGACTGTCCACACGCTCGGCCAGCACGTCACTGGCTTTACCGTAATCATCCTTTGCTAATTCTCTGGCAGCGGCCACGGCATCCTTAGCGGCCTTCTCCCTGTCAGCTCCCGCCTGCTGGAGCGCGGTGATTGCAGCGTTCTGCGAGCGAATGGTGGCATTGGCCTGATCCTTCAAGCTGCTGCATTTAGAAAGCTTGTCGTTCAGGTTATCGATGGTTGGCTGGTAATGCCGTCCGGCCAGCCACGCACCGAGGCCAACAACAGCACTCAGCGCCAGCAGGACGAGGATGATATAGACAATGCCTTTTACGGGGTTAGACATAATGCCTTCTCCTTATTACGCCGAGTGACCAGACCGGGCAACACCTTGCCATCGGAGTACACCCAGCGCGGTAACTGATTACACCCATCTGTGATCCGGCCCTGCCTGAACATCCAGAACATCGTGGATTTCTGCATTGCCGGGCAGCCCATGTTAAACGTCACGCTAACGGCAGCATCAAAAGGCCCCTGTTTCAGCCTATCGCCGTCGGCGTACCGGTTAACGCACTTCTCCGCATCAAGGATGTTCCTTTCCCAGTCAGCGGCGATCTGCGCATCAGTCTTGCGGATACCTGGCTTAACACCGTGCGTGTTACCCACGCCGTCAGTCCATACATCTGCCGGGCATTTGTACGGGTCACGCTGGCAGGACTCCGCATTGCCGATCAGCTCCAGTCCCTGCTCACTGGTTCTTACCTGCCCGCTGGCGATCACCATTGCGATGATTGCCGCGACAGAACAGACGGCACCGGCTTTACCGGCCTTCCTGATGGCGCTCATGCGTCATTGCTCGCACGTTTCAATGCTTCGTGGACTATCTCAATTGCGGCGGGAGGTTTCGCGGGGTCATAATTTCTGAGGAATTCGGCATACAAGTCTGTTCGCCTTTGCATATCTGCAATGGAAGCCAGCTTTTCAGCCCGATTAATACGAAAGGTTCTGATAGTGAAGATTGCGCCGACAACGGTACCGATGATGAAGGTGTAATCCTGAAGTGAGAGAAGTGCGGTACCAGCGGTAACTGTAGCCCAGAGATAGGTTATCCAGCTACCGATGGTGTTTAATGCGTTTTGTATCCAGTTTTGAACTTGGTTCATGATGCAACCCCTTTGAAGTAGGTTGCATCATGATACACAATAATTCATATACGGATAAATATTACCTGCATTCCAGTGTAATGCCATGTTAAACAATAAAAAAGTTAGCCTCGAATACTTCAGCATTAACATGGCTCTCAAATCCATCTGAGCTTTTCATGTAGTAACCTCCAGCAGCGGGCTTCTCCCTTAATATGTATTCTGAAGAAACCGTTAAGGTTGTGCCATCAGCATCAGTTAAAATCGCTGAAAAGTCAGGATTAACTTGAAGTGATTCTATCTTCATGGCTTGCACGGTTCGTGTAGCGCTATAATTTGATAATGCCATTTGTCTATCCTCAGTTAACTTGCCCAAAACAATGCCGACACACTGATAGTTGCTGCTGTACGGTTTTCCAAAGTAATATATTGATTATTAGACGTTGTCTGATAAATGCATAACTTACCTGTTACAGATGAATCAGGGATATTTTGTGATAAGTTGACACTACTTCCTGTAATAATCGAAGTTGGCTGTAAGCCTGGTACGTTAAAGAACTCACAAACAAGCTGGGCATCGTTCATTAAACCATAAATACCATACTTTCCACGCCGGTTTGTTACGCCAGAGCCAACAGCAAAACCTGCAATAGCTCCTGGTGCAATTGTTAATTTTGTACCTAAGTAACCCTGCACCCTTAAATATCCGGTGCTATATACCTCAAGGAGATCTGTCATTGGTGTTGACTGATCCTGAGTGTTTGTCTGTACAAGCTTCAAAACCATTCCAGTGAGTCCGGTACTCACGTCAGGAATGTATTGTTCTCCAACAAAGTCCATCGCCTTCTGTAAGTTTTCAATCGGGGTAACTCTTAATCTGCTGCCGACAGAAGGCATTGCAGTAAAAGAGTTCAAAGTTGCGCCGTTTAAGTTAATTTCGCGCATTCCATTAACGCAGCCGCTAATATCTAACCCCAATGAAAGATTTGTTCTGGTTGATTTACCTGTATCCATATAACCATCAAAGGCAAACCCTTTCATTATTCCGTCAAACTTCATTACCGCAGATACTGAATCTGATTGCGTGCCTATATGGGCGATCTGCCCACCACTGATATGAGTATTTACACCATCATTAATATAAACTATTGGCGCAGCATCTGATGATGTAATCGGTGTAATTTCAGGGATTACATTTGAATACGCATTGTTATTATTTCTGTTGAATAATGGATTTATCACATTGAAATGTAATGGGTAAGCCAAGTCAAGAATTCGGCACCTCCAGTTGACTGGTTCAAAGTGAGGCTCAACTAAAGTAATTCCGTGGTTGCGATTGCTACCGCCTGACCCATTGCGTAAAGCAAAGGCACGCGATATATCACCAAACGCATACCGGCAAGTTTCTGCATGAGGACGAATAAATAGCAAGTTGTTTGAGTTGTCTGAACTATGCTGATTTACGTAATATGCAGCCGTGCCAAAATCCTGGACAGTAAGCTGATCAAAAACACAATCCCAGGCATGTTGTATTTGTAACCCTACACCACTTTGTGCAAGCCTTACGTTTGACAGTAGACTGCCCCTTACCGCACCGTCAGGCAAAGTAACGTCTCCGAGAGAAAGCCACGACAAGGAAATATTTGACTCTGTTAATAAAGATACTCCCCTACGCTGACCGGTGAAATCCTTTAGATAAACCTTACATGAATAAAAGTTAAGAAAGTTTGACTGTGTACTGTTAGTCCAAAAAATAGTTTTATCTTTACCATCACCAATTAACGAGTACAAGCTCATATTCGTCAATGATCCAGAAGTATCTAAATTTGTAAATCTAGGCATTTGTGACAAATAATAATCGCCGCCCGGTGCACGGAGTTTTTTTCTATATGTTGCGCTATCTTTCAGTGCCTGAGTAAGAGCGGGATACCAATCTAAAACAGCAACTCCGTCAACGGTAGCTTCCACACAAAGATTCTTGTACTCATAAATAGTAATCTCCCCGCTATTAAGATATTCAGCAATGTTATTAACAGTATCGAGTACAAACTTTCTTTTCCATCCAGAAAGATATCCACCCTGACCTACATCAAGACTGGCCAACATTTGTAACACGAACTGTCCGGAACCATCGGTTGAAAGATCTGCAAGCGACTTAAGAAGGGTTTGTTTATTCACTGCATCTTTGGAATTTATAGGATCAGCAAGATTAGCTATGCGGTACTGTTTAGCATCGTAAAATGATGAGCGGCTATTTGGCCTTTTCAAGGCCAGCCCTACCCACCCCAAAGCCTGCTGGATCAGCATGGTTAGATAATCAAAAACATTCTCATGCACCTCAGCAAAGAAGGTTCCCTGATTGCGGAGGTCGGTTTCCTGTACAGCAGACAGGTCACGCTCAATGATAATGCCGTAACCATTTGGCAGAGGAGCAGCCAATGTCACAGCTCCTCCGTTGTAGGCTCCCGCCCCACTGACAGTGTAGTCAGTTCCCAGCGCCAGAACTGTCTCAACTTCCAGAAGGTCAATCCGTGTAACAGTTAAGTTTGCTGAATTCAATATGCGAAATGTGTAAGGGAAGACGGTGGTAACTCCGTTCCCCGTGTATGCGGCTTGGTTAACCTCGGTTGAAACAGTCATGGTGCGGCCCCGTGTTGGTGGTTATACGCACATCTTACCGCCTATTTATCCTTATATGAATTTTAATTACCCAATGAAATAATAATTATTACCATATAGGTAATTTCCTAATTTACGTGTATTTACCCCCCTTACGGAAAAATCAGATTATGATATATGTATAAACATACAGTATTTTAATTGGGGGTAAATTTTATGCGAGCTGGGGAAGTAAACGAATATCACTATCCGTGCACGGATGCCTACTCAGAGGAAGTCCACACGCCAAGAGGTGTAGCTGCGTTAAAAACTGGGTCAAACATTGAGAGGTTGCTGCTCCAGCTCTACGAAGAGGGCTACGACATCTCTGGCGCGATGACTGAGTTGAAAGCCCTGCTGAATTACGTGACCAGCAATCAGGAGACACTGCGAGATATTGAGACGCACCTCACCTATTTGCTGCAGAAGGCGCGCAGCGAATTCTGATCGTTACCGGTCCCGCGCCGTTGTGCAGGCGGCGCTCTCACTCTCTAACGGTAAACATTCCGCATTTATATTGTGAAAAAGTTACCATTTTGGTAAGTTTACACACCGCAAATAATGCGCCATAGTGTTTACGCACCAGCAAAATCTGGTGCCGGGATTCGAACCCCGAAAGATATCACGGCGCACATACACGCCTCTGCGTGTTTTTTTTATTTGTGCGGCACGACCACACCCTATCAATGGTGAGGCGTGCAGGGCAGCCGCAAGGCTGGCCGGTTTCCGTGTATCCCGGTAGTTCGAACCCTGTACGTCTCACCACCCAATGATTCGAACCTGAAGGTGGTGATATCCAAATTACACGGAGAATCACTATGGCTAGTCAATTCCCTTGCGGCATCACACCTGAAATTATCGTTCGCAGTGGCCGCCCGGTCACCACCACTAAATCTGTAGCTGCATTTTTTGCAAAACAGCACCAGCACGTCACGCAGAAAGTTGAATCCCTTGAATGTTCTGAGCAATTTCTAACCAGCAACTTTTCGCTGGTTACCTATGAGCATAATGGGAACACTTACCGGATGTACGAAATGACGAAGAATGGCTTCGTGTTTTTAGTCATGGGCTTTACCGGTAAGAAGGCCGCTGAATTCAAAGAGGCATACATTTCTGAGTTCGACAAAATGGAATCTGAATTGCTCGCACAACGTGTTGGAGAGAGCACTCTCGGTGATCTGGTCGGCACCGCTGGTAAACTGCCTGCCCCAACAACCATGAGCATTCGCGACGGCCGTCGCGGTAAGAGCGCCACCACCAGCAAAACAGCGCAACGCATCGCTGACGAGTGTGTGCCGATGATCATGAAGGCTGTGCAAAACCAGTATCACTACAGCAATGAGAACGTCGGACCGGCGGAATTCCTGCCAGCGCTTCTGTCAGAAAATGGAAACTCTCAGCTGCATGCCCTGCTCCGCGAACTGATGGAGAACGGACACGTTGTGTCGGGAGCCTGGAGAGAGCTGGAGGTTGTGCGCTATATGTTGCGGCAGCAGCAGAAGTTACTGGTTGATATCGCCACGCATGCGGCGTACATCCAGCAGGCTACGAAGATTCAGTAAGTTGGTCAGGCGTCGGGAAACCGGCGCCTTCAAAGTATCCTGTGAGCAAACTTTTTTGTTTGCAAATCTACCGCTCCCGCGTAGAATTACCAATAAGGTAACCGGCTGTCGGTTGAAGGAGGTATGTATGGTTCAGGTAGCTGATAAAAGAAAAGGTAAAGAAAGACCGGGTCGCCCTACGATTCGTCGTTCTCCTGAGTATAAGGCGAAACTGAGCGCTGCTTCTGATCTTCTTGCTGCTAAAATGGAAGAGAAGCGTTTAGCATGGGAAACAAAATAGTTCGTTCTCAGCTGATTAAAGAAGCAATTTTAGAAGAGCCTTTAGCTGGACTTCCTATAGACGAATTTGAAGAGTATAAGCTAATCTGTCTTCAAACAGGAAAAATACCCGCTCCACCAGAACCTGAACAGCATGAGTACATGTCATATTCCGAAACTATCGGAAGAGATAAGTACTTTAAAAGGCCAACCACAGCAAGAGCAGAGGAATTATTTCACGCTCACGTATGGCAAGAAGGTTGCTGCTGGGGTGAAGGTGACGATTTAAGAGTTCAGTGGGCATGTACCAGCAATAGTTATGTTGTTTACTCATACTTTGTTGATAGAGATAAAGATCACCACATCTATATAATTGATTACTGCAAAGATGAAGCGCATGTCCTGATAGAAGATCGGGATCAAGTTCTCATATGGACCGAGCAGGCCAAACAGTATCGATTACAAAACATTTAAGCCCGCGATGCGGGCTTTTTTGTGTCTGGGGTATGGCCACAAAATCCAATTATTCACTGGTAAAATTTAACTTAAGATAATACTTTTGATGGGCCACATTTGTGGCCTTAACTACACACAGGTATTACATGAAAAAATTATTCGCAATGCTTCTGGTTACTCTTTCTCTCGGAACATCCGTGCAAGCCTTTGCCGGTAACTGCCAGCATGATGGCGACACCGCATCAGATGGTTCACGCTGCGGGGCACGCTCAGAGGACTCTCGCCCAGGCGGCAAAGGAATTCGTTAATGAAAAAGCCCCAAGGATGGGGCTTATAGCAGAAACTCATCGTACCTGGCTTCTGAATAACTTTTGCCAAGATTCACCCAGCAGTACGAATCTAATGCTTCTGTATATTTCTTAACTCTTCTTGCATTAAGAAACCAGTTAGCACCACAAAAAGCCAAAGCAGCCAGTATTAACACAATGCCGAAATCGAGGAAAAAACCCACGAAAATTGCATAGGCAATTAAACCAACTGCAACCAATATGGTAATCGACCTGCTATTGTTTGCAGAGGTTTCTACCCGCTTCAATTCTTGATGAAATAACTTTGCCTGCTGAATTTCCATATCAACCTATTTAAGTTGTTCTTCTACGCGGTTAAGCAGCGGAGAAATGTAAAAGAGGTTTTGATATGGTAGCAACTTCCTGACGGCATGTGTCTGTTTGTCGTCAAATTCTCCATTCAACACGCCATTAGCGATCGTCGCACCATCGCCAGCCATATCAAACGTCGGCCCCATTAAAGCACCGATTGCATTACGGCTCTGGAAGCGCGATACCGGCGGCGCACCGAACATGGCGCCCAAACCGAAACGCCCACCGCTCATGTTCTCGACGGTGTTCACCGGCTCCGATAACCAGCCAAGCATCCCAGACCTGTCCAGCCCCTCTTTGACCAGGTTGTTCGGACGATAATCCACCTCACGACCCGACAGGTTTTGCTTCATCGTGTAAACCATGGCCCCCAGCGCGATTGAGCCGAGCGCGCCGAGATAGAACGATGCATCTCCCTGCTGTATTCCTGACGCCAGCACACGGTTATGAGAGGCGAAAATAAAGGTCTTGAACTGCATGATTATTTTCCCGGCTTCAGTGCTCATCATCAGCGGCGTATCCCCCGCCCCCGGTGTGACGATAGTCGAGTCAACATCCTTCAACACAGCAGCCTGAAACGCTTCACGCACAACGCGATCATCCCACAAATGGCTATGTCCAGTAAGAAGGCCGTCCATGTCTTCGCCATGCTTTGAGTATTGCTCAGCAATGCGCCCAAGCATGCCCTGATCGATGCCGAGCTGAGCCAGCTTCCTGATCTCTTTCTGTGGCACTTCTTTGCCTGCCGAAAGTAACTGGGCATTATCAAGGATACGAGACTGCACAATCAGGCCAGACCACGACTTCAGCGTTGTGTTCCACTGGTTCATCATTGACCAGTTACCAAACTTCTGCGTCCCCCAGTTAAGCCCCCTCTCAAGCGCTGAGCGGCGACTGTACGGATCAGTAAGGTCGGCGATGGCTTTGGTTCGGGTAGACAGCACGTAATCCAAGCCTACAGCCATTTCTCGGAGGTCTTTCGTGGCCACTTTAATGGCGGACATGTTGCGGAGCATCACACCAAGAGGTTGCAAAGATTTAGCCAGGCCGTGCTGCATCATCGGGCGCGCAAGGTCAGGCAGTGCCGATATTGTCATGCCGCCGAGCAACCGAAGGAAATTCACATTACGAGCCACGCGCCCTGCCCGCACAAAGAAGCTACGTGGATCCCTCGGAGCACCGTAGGTCCCTATCAGGCGGTCGCGCATCCCTTCGATATCCCGGAGGTCGGCACTGCGCTGCTTCTCCAGCTTTGCGCGTTCTTTAGGCGTTTTGGCATCACGAATAAGCTGAGTGTATTCCTCGGAAACCTGCCTGATTTGCTCACCCATATCTTTGCTACCAAACCGGGCGGTAAGCTCAATCTCTGGCCCTATCTGGCGCAGGTAGCTTTCCATAACATGATTGATGTCCGACTCTAAAAAGTCCTCGATACGCTCATCGGGAATGAGAAGGCTACGGCTCTTTGTAAACCCAGCCCGCCCAATGATCTTTTCAGGAATGACATCAGCCGGCACAAAGCCAGACGGCGCGCCGATGATTTTATTTACGATTTCATCTGCAGCGTCCTCCGCTTCTTCGCGACTCAGAGGCTCTGAATTTTTCAGATTCCTCTCGCGGCTGGCGTTCAGTCTGTCGGTTGATTTCACCTTTTTATTCAGCGCGCGCAGCTCAGACTGATACTTCTTGGTGTTTTCCAGAATATCGCTGTGGCGGGCGAAGGCATCACGTTCGGCTTTTGCTGCAGTCACCGCTGCTGCATCATCGCTTTCTTTGATGATTTTATCCCTGGCAGCAATTTCACTTTTTAATTCAGCCTCTCGCCCTGCCCATGCCTGGGAGGCGGTGATGTCATCGGCCAATGCCTTTGCCTTGGGCGCAGCATCTACGGCATCATTCAGCCCGGCGTTTATTTTCTCCAGACGTGCTGCGGCCTTTTCAGCCCCACCATAACTGATCCCACGCAGCCAGGTAGCAATGCGACCCCGAAACTCTGTGCGGTCAGAGAGGATCTTGTCGAACTTGTATACGCGAGGGAGATAACTTTGAGCTGTTGAAACACTGACGTCTTCAGGCAAAATACCCAACTCCTGCATGCGAACTTTTGTCGCTTCAAAAATTGGCCTGATGGATGCTGCTGCTTGGGCAACCTCTGGAATTTCACTCTGATCACCGCGCCGCATAGCCGCACCAACAGCTTCGTTAAAATCTACGAAGTTCATTCGCTTACCACCGCTGGCGCTGATGCTTTTGCTATAAGCCTGATAGGCGTCCTTTGTGGATTCCATTTGCTTATAGAGCATGGTGTCGTACTGCTTTATCTTCGTCTCAGCCGCGGTAAATGTCGCAAGACCCTCGTCATTTTTGGCAAAGAAATAGTTGTTCTCGGCCAGTTGCTGATTTATGGCTCGTGATGATCGTGCTGGTGACTGTGCCAGGCGGCCGCCGGGGTTAATGCTGAGGGTTTTATTGAACAGCCCAAGTCCTGCAAGTTGCTCCTGATCGAGAGTGGTGTTAAACACCTGTGCAGCACCAATACTCTGCGGCGCGTCGGTGCCCCGCAAGTTGGCAGATACTGAAGCGTTTACTGCTTCACGCACTCCAGCGCCAGCAAGCACCTGAGCGCCAGCACCAAGGATCCCGCCAACCATTGCATCAACAACCACATTCATGGCGCTCTGTCCGAGAGTGCGAGTCTCTTGAGTTTCGTTTAACGACAACTCAGAGGCCACCCCAGCACCAGCATTGGCAGCCGCAAAGCGAGCGGCGGTGCTGATTGCTGATCCGCCACGTTCAACTGCCCCGAGAGGGACAAAAACCGAGGCAACGTTAATCGGGTCGACAAGTCCCATAGCCATGCTGGAGATGATGCCAGCACCGCCAGCCTCAGATAAAAACTGCCGGTCCTGCATCTGATTATCGATTCTGTGTTTTATTGCCAGTGTTTCTTCTGGCGACCCGGCATCAATAAACGAATCGGCATAGTCTTCATAACCTGTCAGGTCGGCAGCGTTATTATCAAATGGGTTATAGCCATCGACTTTATCAAACTGGCTGAACGGCGCACTGGCAATAAAACTGCCCAGAGAGTTGTCCAGGCGAAAAGCCGCGTCGCGGGAACGCTGCACCTGCTGATCCTGAGTGAATGGGTTCAGAGCAGAAAGCAATGACGGTGTTTGCTGATAAAAGCTATTGTCTTCTGGCTGCGGGATCTGGCTGACATCAGCAGACAAAAGTTCATCAGGTTTTTGCTCGTAAGTCGGCATCATTTACCCCCGGCTGTAATGTTTGATGGCAACTGGTTCATACCGGCACCGAATGGTTTAGTGAAATCTGGTGGCTGATAACCCGTGTCATTGGTGAACCCAGAAGATGCGCCAGTTTCATTTTGCTGGCGCTGATCTTTAGCTGCCACTACACGCTGCTGCTGGAATTCCATTGTTGCTTTGTACATTGGTGATGTTTTTTGATCTGGCTTGAATCGAACAGGCATCCCTGTTTCACCATAATATGGCCGGACATCATCATAGCCTTCAGCGTTTTTCTGCCGCACCATCACGCTGTAACTTTGGTCGCGTGGTGTTATGGCATCTGGCACCAGAACAAGACTGGTGTCGTCACGCTGACCACCAAAGGATTTACCGAGCAGATCACGCTTTTCAGTTTCCCATTGCCCTTGAATCCAATTGCCTGAGCCGTTATTAACGCCGTAAAGTGCTTCTGGCGCATACTTCATAATCTCAGGGCTTCCATTTACTGATGACACACCCCACATATTACGGATCATGGCGTTTGTCATAGCCTCTGCCTGATCGGCATCACCGCCAGTCTGCGCAAAGTTGGCATCATAAATAGTCTGGTAGTCACGCTGATATTGGAGGTTTGAGCGTGACGGGTCACTCGCTGATGGAGTAAATGACGTAGCAGATGTCAGCGCGCTGACATTACTTTGTGCCGCAGACTCCCGACCTTTCAGATAATCTTTATCACGCTGCTTGGTGCTGATCATTTGCTTGGTGCGATCATCCTGCTCGTACACCTGGCTGTAAGACATATCGACGGCCTTATCTGCCGGAACGCCAGCGCGGTCATAAGCATAAACTTTGGCGTAGAACGCCATCGCACCCTTATCGAGATTGGTTACAGCAGCAGGGTTGTTGTCAAAAATCTGTCCGTACATCCTTGCCATCGGAACAACAACAGCCGGGTCTTTTGAAGTTGCGCCTGCAGTGAGCATTGTTTTTACTTGTGTTGGCAGAATGCCTGACTTAGTGGTGATGTTTGCTACCTGGTTAAGGCTATCATCACTTCTCAAATTAAAGTTAGGAGCGACGTTCTGATCAAAGTAATGGTCTGCGGCAGCCTGATTATTTTTGTCGTTAGGATCCAATGGGAAATTATTTTGAAGAGATGATGTAAAGCGATTTACGCCCTGGCCTTTTTCCCACTCTGCATCAAGTTGTTTAAATTTCGCCTGCATTTTGTCCCAGCGCTGTTGATTGGCTGCAAAATTAGGCTCATTAGGATCGTTCGGGCGCAGTCGCTTAAGTACATCTTGGCGTCCAGATGGTGACATGTCTTTAGCGGCGCCGATCACAGCGCCATACTTCACCTGATCTTGCATATCCTGCCATTGCCTTGAGCCTTTTAATGGGCCATATGCTTGAATGAAATCATTCTGCGTAGGCATCTGGCTTGGCCTGAAACCCTCATCAAGTGCGGCATAAGCGTCTTTAACGGATGAACCAATCTGCTGAGCATAAAGTGCGCGCTGTTCGTTTTGCATGGCCTGAGCCTGGCGGAGAAACTGCCCTTGGGTGGCAGGACTGGCAGCATCGAACGCAGCATTACCAGTACGGCGTTTCGATGAGTTAAGAGCAGACAACCCCAGCGCCGCGCTGACACCGGTATTGATCTGGTCTTCTGTATAAGGCTGGTTACCATTTTCATGGCTGACGATTCCAGCGCAGAGCGCCGCCAAAGTACGCGGGTTGGTCATATCCAACTGATCATTTGCACCAACGCCAAGGGTTTTACACAACGCGCTGATATAACTATTTGTGTCATTACCGTCTGATGCTGGTGCCCAACGGTTTACAACATCTGTGACGGTGTCGACCCCCTGACGCTGGTATGAGAGAAGATTTTTACCCAACGCACGGATCCCGTGCTCTGGCGTTTCGAACTTAGCGAATCGACCATCACTACCTATTTGCCCTTCCCATGGGTTTGCGTCGCTTGCTTCAATGTTTCCCGGGTTATTGTTTCTCAGCCCACGAGCAGGAGAAGAATTGCCATGCGATGTGAAGCGGGTGACGCCACCAAGATCAGAAGGCTCACCATTTTTCTGAATGAACTGATCATACCTTCCCGCCGTGAGTTGGGCAGTTAAAGCAGCCTTGGATGACTTATCACGGAAATTAACCCAGTTGGCTTCAATCTCTTCAGGGCTTTGGCCGTGCGTTTGCCCGTAAGCCATGATTTGGTCTCTGGCCGTGAGGTTTGCATCAATGAAACCCTGATTATCATCAAAGCTGTTTTCAGCCTGCTGCTGGAGGTTTGTAATAAGCCCCTGAAATTGACCCTGTTCGAATTGCTGACGCTGCCCAATCTCATAGGTTTTTGCGCGGCTTGATACTTGCTGGCCAGCCTGCTGAAACTGGACGCGGAACTGATCTTTAACAGGACCGTCCGGTATCGCAGAATAGGCTTTATCAGCAATCTCTGACAATTGTCCGGCAACCTGCTGACTCTGCCCCAATGCCTGAGCGCCCTGCTTTGTTACCAAGCCAGTCTGAGGATTATTGATCAGGTCATCAGCCTGTTTATTGAAATCCAGCAGAGCATTCTGGGCAAAGGCCAAATCGGTTTTATGCTTCTGTTCCTGAATGACGCCAGACAGGTTATTCCCAAAATCAGCGATAGCATCCAACGCACCAGGACGCTGCTGAATATTGGCAACGTTAACTGGACCCGGACGGTCTACGCTCTGACGCTCGTACTGCGGAACCGGTACTGTAGGCATGATTTCACCTTATCTGAAAGAGAATGGGGCTGTTGCTGAATATGGCTGCTTAGTAGCATTAGAAAACATGTTTGCAGATGAGCCAGATCCTGATGCCGCAGAAGAAAATCCGCCCATTGTCTGATAGGCAGAGAACCCAGAAAGAGTTGAGTTGAGAATGGTAGAGCCTGCCCTTGAATAACCGGCGTTCTGGTCAATCTGTCCCTGCGCACGGCTGGCGCTGGCTTGGAAATCCAGACCCGCAGCTTGGCGCTGCGCATTATTGATGGTGGTAAGCGCATCCAGCTCAGTGCCTGATGCGGTATCACCGAAGGTATTCAGCGCGGAACCGGATGTCATATCAGTACCGTTGGCACCGAACGCGGCCGCCTGCCGGCCAGCAATTTGCTTACCCTGATTTCTCTGCTGAAGCGCCTGCGCATTACCTGCATTAATCGCATCACGCCCTGCCTGTTCCTGTGCGTCTGCGTTGGCGTTTGCAACTTTTTTCGCGTCGTTGCCCTGCTTCACTGCGCTGGCAGCTGATGCCGCTGCTGTAATGGCGGTAATTGCCAGAACTGCTGTGGTTGGCTCACACATTATTCAGCCCTCAAATGGAAATGGTGGAAAGGTAATTGCAACGCGCCATAGGGTTGCGCGTCATTAAGCGTGAAGCCAAGCCAGTGCAGCCACGATTTCGCGGCGGTATTGCGGGCATCAACAAAGTTTTCGAGACGCGGATACAGCGCCAGCATTTGTGCCAGCACCGGGCGGCAATGACGAAGAAAAGTAACCTGCACTTTCTCCAGTCTGTCGGTACCAACCAGCCAGGGAACCCCGAAGCCGGTCAGCATTGATGCCGGGCAGACACCAAAGATTCCAACAACCTCACCATCGATGAGACCAGCCCAGCAGATTGATGATGCGTTCATCGACCGGCGCAACACCTCGTCAGGATTGATAAGTGCAGCAGCATAGAATTCATCAATGTCAGCCTGCCGGATGAAAGGCAGCATCTCCGCTGCATGCTGCTCTGTGGCCGGTACGATTTCTACTTTGCGCATATCAGCCACCCACCGTTATTTTCGGGATGATAGACAGGATGGAGAGCGGAAGCGGATCCGACTGACTGACGATTACGCGGCCTGACTTATCCCACTCCGAGTCGAGATCAACAGTCACCAGTCCGGTTTTATTGCTGACCGGGTCATCGTAAAACTCAAACTCACGCTGCGGATATTCGTACATCTTCCCGCCCGGCGTTCCGGCGAAAATACCGCGACTGTCCTGCACCATGATGTCGGCTTTGTTGATGATTTTTTTCTTGTCGAGAATGGTTTCCTGTCCGGCGAAATTGATATCCAGCGTTTCAATCACGGCATTAATCGGTAGCCCCACATGGACAACAGCCCCTGGCGTTTCCAGTGAAATAGCGCCGCCACTAACAACCTTTTGTGGCTCGACATTGCCGTCGGAAAGAATGCTGACGGTCTGGCCTTCTAGGTGAGACAGGCCGGAGAAATTAGCTTTCGCCATATTCCATGACGCGGTGGCCACACCCTGAAATTGTGCAGGCACGTTTCGGTTTGCTCGCACTGTGACAACATTCCCACTGCCTACTGCGACAATCAGCAACTTCAGGATCATGTCAGTTGCGTCTTCGGTATAAGGCAGATGCATTTCATCGCCAACATTACCGCCGGAGAAGAAACTGGAACCGCTGATTGTCAGCGTGTAATCAGTGCGATAATCCCACTCGCCGCTCCCACCCGTCAGGAAGACGGTTCGTGCCCCGTCAGTATTGCGTCCGTCGTAACTCAGCCCGCTATCAACGATGAATGAATCACTGATGCCTGCGAACATGCGTGAATCGAGTCGCTCAATGTAACGCTTGGTCTGCCCGTTAATAACGCGGCGCACAACGGCATAAACAGCATCTTCATTACCTTCACTGATGCTGCAAACTGACTCGTAATAGCCATTTGTCGCCGGGTGCGGGTGCCATGCGACAACCTGTTGATCGCGCAGATAGGTCAGTCCCATGAGCAGGCCATCATCACGGATGCACCAGACGATGCTGAATGGCGTGATGGCGAAAGCCCAGTCAACAATCTGGTGACCGATAAACAGATGGTTTGCCAGAATGGTCAGGTCAGAACCCTGGAATCCATCCACGTCGAATGAATAGGCCAGATCGCGAACAGCGCCGCCCTTCTGCTGCACGAACAGAGCCACATTGCTGATGGCAATCGGCGGTACATCGCTGGCGCCGTTCTGTCCCTGAGAGCTGAAATTGAATGTCGATGGCGTAAGCGTGCTGGTCTGGTCGCCGTTGACCTTGTATTCACCGCCGGATGTCAGAACCACCAGAGAACCGACATCGATCATGTGCCGGATTTTGTTCAACTGGCGTCCGGCGTATGTGTAGCTGATTGCATCATCATCGACCGATGGGACCGATGTCCCGAAGTCTTTATAGTCGCCGCTCTTACTGGTCCATACCGTTTGTGGAAATGAATTAGAGGCGGCGAACATCAGGCGCTGCTGGAAATAAACGACGGTAGACGGATAACCATCCACGCTGTTCCATGCGAATTTCGCCCACTTATAACTCGGCGTCGTAATCAGATCTTTCGGCAGACGGTTAACCACATCAGCGGTAGCGGTCAGCCCGTCACCGGCGACGGCCGTAATTCTGGCAATGCCATTACCGCTGTGCAGATACAGCCATTCGACGCTGTTATCTTCGCCATACCAACCATCCAGAGCCTTTCCCTCTGTGTGCGTCGGTGCAACGGTGCCGGTCTTGCCCGCACGGGTGCATTCGTAATAGTTGGTTGAATAACGGATCTGATCGCCTAAAACAACGGTTCTGTCTGTTTCCCACTTCGCGATTTCACCGGTATTTAACTGCTCGATAAAGAACAGTGTACCAACCTGCTCAGCAGTGAATATGGCACTCGTTGATGTGAGTGTGACGGTCCCGGTTTCGCCTGATGTAATGACTGTTACTGCCTCGTCGATGTTGCCATCCTGAAACGGACCATCGTTGGTACTGACCAGCGCAGTGCGCCAGTCTTCATTGCCATATCGGCGGATTTCCATCGGAGGATAATTGACATGGCAGATAGTCATCACGTCAGCGGACTGCGTGAATTTCAGCA